TTAATTCATCATCTTCATCTTCAGGTGTATAAGAGTCATCAGTCTCTAATTCAAACTCAAAGGCGATTGTAAATTGACCATCTAATTCTTTTAAGACATCAATATCTTTTTTATTATATTCAGTTAAAATCATATATTATATAAACATATCAGGATATTCATCAATCATAGAGATTGTTATTCTTCTTTTGTTTGTGTCGGTATCTACATAATCAACACCAACCAATCTTTTAAGTTTTTCTTCAACTCTTAAATATTGTTCAGGTGTAATATCACCAGCATATCTTGGACTATCTAACGATATTTTTATTTCATAATATCCTTCATAGTCATCTTCATTATACTCAGTATATTTTACAAAGGATTCTTCATAGTCATCATAAACTAAACCAGCGTCCTCAATTATCTTTTTAATTTCTCTATGAATATCAGGAATTACTTTATACTCACTCACATCCTTAGACTCTTTAATTAAACGTTCAATAACCATCTTTTTAACGTCTTTTGGGTTTGATGTATCATAGATAACAAATGTCATATCAGGTTTTTCTTTCTTTAACGATTTCATAAACTCTTCCATCGCTTTCACATTTTTCTTATCGTCATCTGAAAAACCCACACTAATCTCCAACTCACCCTTAGATTTAGGATTTTTAATCCTTATATCTTTAGCATCTAAAGATTTAGCGACACCCTCAATATAGTCAATAAAATCCCTTGACGCTATTTGTTTAGCCAATTCAGGTTTTTCAGCTCCAGCCATTGAACCAAATTGTTTTTGGAATTCAGGTGATGAAACAGGGTAATATCTTTGCTCACCCAAATATTTTTCAACCAAGTCATTAAATGGTAAATCACCATATAACTTTTTTAAGTTTCTTTTAAATACTATCTTCTCATCAGGAGTTAAAGCCATATTGATAAAAGTCCTCACACCCCTTTTTAATGTCGCTGGAGCGTGCCCTCTTGCTGTGATGATAGCAAAGTAGTTACCGTATTTTAAAGCCTCTTTAAACTTCTTAAAAGAAGGGGCTTGTTTATTATTCTCAATAGCTTTTTTAGTATCTTCTATAAACGCATTTTCTCCCCTTACACCATAATCCCTAAATTCATTAAAAGCGTCATCCTTAACTTCATATTCTGGATTATTTCTCAACTCAGCAAATTCACTTGTTGATACATATACCGGTTTATTACCCTTATACATCTTAATCTTCGTTGGAAGGTTTAGGATATTATCATCCCAATCGAATTTATACACCCTAAGTTTTCTTCCTTCTAATATCAATTTCTTCATATTATATAAATATTACAATTTGTTAATTTTGGACAAACATAGGTATTATTAATTGAATTAACAAAAAAAAAGGTGAATAAATTAATATTCACCTTTCTAATTTAACTTATTTTAATTATTATACATTCTCAAATGAAGCTCCTTGAGGTGTGATAACAAACTGAATGTTAATATATTCCAAAGCTGATGTTGGTTTCAAGTAAATTGTTCCATTCAACTCATTATTATCAATATCTTCAGGTGCGTTACTCAATTTAACTCTGAAATCAGTTAAACCTCTTTCTCTTCTGATACCATCTAAGATTGGATTTACTAAATTCAAGAAGTCGTTTCTTACTTGTTGATCGTTTGGTTGGAATAATAATCTTAAACCAACTGCTGCGATAAGCTTTCTTGTTTGTAGTAATAATCTTCTGATATTTAATCTATCAAGAACAGAATCTCTGATTTGTAAGTTTCTATTACCCCAAATAACCGGACCAACACCTCTAAATGTAGCGATTGGATTGATTCTACCTGGATATAATGTATCTCTATCTGTTTGAGATAATTTTCTTCTCGGTTTTGATACAACTAAACCTCTTTCAGTTCCTGCAATTGCATACCATTCGTAAGAGATGTTATCAGTTAAAGCTAAGTTTCTTACAACTTCAGCTGTTGGTGGCATCCATACCTTAGAATTATTTTCTGTGTCATTATAAAGAACGAATGGGTAATAAGTTGCCGTATAGTTAGAATCGATACCTACTTCATCTAATATTGAAACAACCGTATTTGAATCATACCAATTGTTAGTGTCTGAAGAATCAGAAGCGAACATATTAATATCAGGTAAAGTTGGGATATAGATACTATCAGCCCTGTCATTTTCAACCATATCAATTGTATATTCAACCAATGATGAGTTGTTTTCAATATCAATACCTGGAGTTACCAATACATTGATATCCGCATCTTCAGGATTTGAATACTTTTCAATAGCCGTTCTATAAGCGTAGTAATCAGAATTACCAAGAGCACTAAATCCTTCGTTAGTATAAGTGGTTTGTCCAATTCTATAACTATCACCGTTAGTTCTATAAGCTCTATAAATATCCCATCCATCATAACCACCATAAGGTGCTACTGTGAATTTTCTACTTAATAAACTTGAATAAGCTGTTCCTGTTGTCCCCGCTTCTGTTTGGAATGGAGCTACACCAACATCAAATGTTGCCGCTACACCATTTACACTTACACTTGTTGCCCCCGAATCCATATGGAAACCATTAGTTGTTGTAGTTGAAGCAACATTACCTTTATATTGGAAAAAATCACTATCATAACTCCAGAAATTACTATCAGAAATACCTAAGAAAGATTTTCTAATATTATCTCCACTTGAAATTATTGGTGAAATACCTGCTGGTGGATTTGTAATTGTTTCACCTGCTGTAAAGTATTTAGTTTTATATTGAATTTTAGGGTTAGCTGTTCCTGAACCATAAGTTCTAATAGTATAACCCATAAAACCTGCTGGAACCGCTGTAGATGGAGCATCGGTAGCGATTTCAATCATAATGTATTTAGATTTTAAATCATATTTACCATCAATAGTTCCGACTTTTTTACCGATATAAGTCAATTGACTTTCATCCATTGAACATCTAATGTATTTTTCTAAAATAACAGGATTAGCATCTGTATCGTTGAAATCTCTTACGATTAAATCAAATTCTCTTCTCTCTAAATTGATATTTTGAATTGATATTTTAACTAAAGTATTTGCCGCATTACCATCAGAAATTGTTATAACTCTAAATAATTTGAATACGTCAGTTCCTCTTAATTCTGATACGAAATAAGGTGTTGATGGTGTAGCCCATTGTTCTTTATAGTTAGTCATATTTACACCTGATGAGGATGAGTTAGTAGTTAAAGTAGTTTTTAAACCTCTAATATAACCCTTTAAATAACCATAGTTTAATAACTCAGTATATATCTCCTCAACGAATAAAGCACTTTGTTTTTCTTTTGGTTGCTTACCTAATACAAGTGGTATGTATTCTTTCTTAGTATCATCCATACTAACAGAGTAATTGAATGATGCGCCAGCCGTAGTTGTTCCACTTAATTTGAAACCACCTTTAGAATTTAATGTAATATCATCTATTGGTATTAAAATAGGATTTCCACTAACAACCGGTGTTAATGTATTGTTAGACCAATTAGCATCACTTCTTAATGTTGCCACTACTAAATTATCCCAACCACTATAACCTGCAACTGATGCGTTATAATTGATGAAATTAGTTATCCCTGAATAAACACCACCCGGATTTAAAGTTAAGCCTGTAACATAAACACCATAGGTAATACCTGAAAATGTATTTACTCCTGTCGATACGAATAAGTTATTAAGCCAAGTACTATCACTAGTATTACTATTTAAAACATCTGTCATTGATGTTGTCGTAATACCTGTAATTGTTGAAATTGTTGTAGCAGTTAAATCACCATATCTATATGATATAGTTGATGCTGATAACGCCCCAATTCTTGAACCGTATGAACTAACAACTGAACTAAAGAATTGATTAGTTGTTGCTGACACCACCCTTTGATAAGGTGATAAGAATGATGGGTATGTAAATGTTAATGTTCCACCAGTTGTTAATTGGAATGGTGTATAAACATTTGTTGGACTTGCTAATGATATTGTTGAAATATCAGGTTGTGCGATTGTGCTGATTGACCAAGCCGAACCTGCATCATAACCACTTAAACCTAATATTCTTGTCATATACATTTGACTTGCTTGAGATAAGTATTCTCTCGCTATGTAATTACCTTCATATTTTAAAATTTGTGTTCCTGAGAATTTTTCAGGATTTGCACCACCGAAATAAGTAGTGAATTCATCGTAGTTTTTTACTAGAATCGGTTCAAACGCTGGTCCTCTTTGAGCCTCACCTACTATACCTAATGAACTAACACCCAAACTTTGTGCTGCGAATGTTAAATCAACTTCACTAGTATATACACCAGGTGATACGTTTATTTGTTCTGCCATAATTTATTTTTTTATCTTTTTATAATTTATTTATTCTATAAATAGTTGTTATTTTTACAAATAACATTATACTACTATAATTCTTCCGGAAAATCTTCCATCCGGCGAATCTATTACCGATATGATAATATCACCACTAGTATTTGTGACTATACTATCCGGCATAACGACATTATAAGAAGTAGAAACTAACTCTTCAATTAAAAAGAAAGGGGTTAATCCCTTATTATGTTCAGATGCTAAATAAGTTATTGAGTAATACCCACCAACAGGAACACCCCAATCAGTAGTAGAATTAAACATCTTAACAGATTTTGTTGATGAATCACCGCTAATTTGAAGTATCTTTGTTGATAATACACTTATATTTTGTCTAAATGAATTCATTATCCGTTTATTGTTATTGCGCTATTATTAAATATTTGAATAATACTCAAATAACTAGATTGTGTTACATCAGTTCTAACGATTGATACTTTTATTTGATCGTTTGCATCTACTGAAACAGGTAAGGTTACTAAACTATTATTTTTATAAATACTATATGATGTTATATCTGATTTTACATTAGTCACTTCTTTTAACATTCCAGGGTATAAATTATTAAATGTTAATTCCGTTGTATTTGAATCATACATTAAATTATATATTGTTTTCTTTTCAAAGTAATATCCCGCTAAAGATGTATCTACATCAGTTATGAAATTTTCAGCACCTAAATTAGCGTTATATGTTCCTAATAATGTCACACTACTATTAACACTTGAATTAGTTTGTGATACTGTTATCTCAACAATATCCCCTTGAATTAAGTTAAATGTTGGCGTTACTGACACCCCATTCTTTTTTATTTCATAAAAACTTGTATTATCTGCCACAACACCATTTATTGTATATTCTCCATCTACAACAAATGATACGTTTAATGGTGAATCAACAAAAAACTCAATAAATATTTCCAAGTGTCCATCGTTAAACCTATTTACACTTACATTTTGTGTTTTTTTAGTCCTTTTTTGACCTAAAAACTTATAATTTGTTAATATTCTACTAACCGCTGGTTTTATAGTAAATTCTTCTTCATCTAATAAAAATCCGTGTAAATTAAAATTATACTTTTGAACGTAAAATCTTTTTTTATTTATATCACTTATTTCGTGTTCATCGTCTATACCATCCAATGTTATTGGAACATAATGTCCATTTACATCAGTATATGCTTGATTAGATGAAAACTCAGTTAATACAATTTTATTAAACTCATTTAACTCCCTTAATCTTGACGAAAATAATCTTACTTCATATTGAACATCAACGTGTATTGGTTGTGGTATTTCATAAATATCATAACCATTTCTATTTCCATTCCATACAGGAACTTTTAATATAGGTTTTTTATGTAAGTAAGGAATATTGTATTTCATATTGTCCGATAATACAACATCTGTATTTCTTACAATAGTTATGAATGGCATTTGAACATTCTTATATTTGTCCGAAAACTGCCAAGTTTTAGTAAATTCATTCCAATTCTGTATTGATAAAAATAATACCGGAACTTCTTTACCGTCTATATTTAACAACAAAGTTTTATTTGTGAATTCAACAAAACCTCTATCTAAATCTTCATGCAATACCCCTTTCGGTAAGAAACTTTCGTTTTGTCTTATCCTTTCAACCAAAGAAACCCTTTCGGAGTTTAATTCCTTTTGTAATTTAATTTGTATATTTTTTTTAGGTAATCCCATTATATATAAATACTTTATAATACATTATATATTATAATTTATTATTGTTCTATCAATTGCTGGTTTTATTATGAAGTTATTTTCATCTAATAATAACCCCTCTTCAATTAACTTATAAGTTTGTTTATAAAACCTCTTACTCATTATATCTACTTGGTTATCACTTGACACCCCATCTAATTTTATTGGAATATAATGTCCGTTTATTGATGTATATGCTTGATTAGATGAAAACTTAGTTAATACGATTTTATTAAACCTATTCAATTCTTTTATTCTCGTTGAAAATATTGTCACATCGTAAGATACATCAACTCTTATTGGTTGCGGTATCTCATATATGTCATACCCATTTCTAACTCCATTCCATACAGGAACTCTTAATAAATCTTTTTTAAATAAATAAGGTATATTATACTTCATTTGATCATTTAAATTTACTTTAGTGTTCCTTACAATAGTTATGAATGGCATTTGAACATTCTTATATTTGTCCGAAAACTGCCAAGTTTTAGTGAATTCATTCCAATTTTGTAGTGAAATAAAAAATACAGGAACTACATTACCATCAATAGTAAGTTTCAAATCGTCATTTACGAAACTAACAAACCCCCTATCCAAATCTTCATGCAATACCCCTTTCGGTAAGAAACTTTCGTTCTCCCTAATACGCTCAACCAAATGAATTCTTTCACTATTTAGTTGTTTTTGAGCAACAATACT